CTCCGAGATTTATGAAGGCATCGTCCGGCACATCGAATACGTGTCTAATGCCCAGCTTGCCTATGACGCTGCATCGTGGAACCAAGTATTCGGCGGTTGGGGCTATTTCCGCGTTGTTACCGACTTCGCCTCTGATACGAGCTTCGATCAGGAAATCTTTATCCGCCGCGTTGCTAATCCGCTGAACGTCCTGCTTGATCCCGACATTCAGGAGTTCGACGGCTCAGACGCGCGTTGGGCAGTGTATTTCGAGGATCTGCCGCGCTCCGAAGTCGAGGCGATGTATCCCGAAATTAAGGACATCGCCGGCGCTTCCGTAATCGGTGACGACGAATGGAACGGCAAAGACAAAATCCGCATTGCCGAGTATTTCCGCAAGCGTGAAAAAGCCGACGTGCTGATCCAATTGCCCGATGGCAGCACGGAACTCAAATCGAAATTGCCGCGCGAGATCGTCGAATTGCTGGTCGACGCGCCGCAACGCGACGTTCTGGATTGCTCGATAGAGTGGATGAAGATTGTTGGCGACAAGGTGGTTGACCGCAAAGACTGGCCGGGCCGGTATGTGCCGTTCGTTCGCGTGATCGGCGAGGAAGTCGTCATCGATGGCAGGATGGACCGCAAGGGCCACGTTCGCGCGCTGATCGATCCGCAGCGGATGTATAATTACTGGTCATCGGGCGCGGTCGAAAGCGTCGCGTTGCAGAGCAAGACGCCTTATATTGCATCGACGGCGGCGGTTGAGGGCCTAGAAACCTATTGGGACACGGCCAACACCGAAAACCACGCCTATTTGCCCTACAAGCACGCTGACGACGCCGGCAACCCAATCCCCCCGCCAAGCCGCCAAGAGCCGCCGCAGATGTCCCAGGCGTTCATCAACGGCACTCAGATGGCGCAGCAAGAGATGATGCTGGTGTCTGGCCAGTATCAGGCCGTGATGGGCGCGCAATCGAACGAAACCAGCGGCAAGGCGATCAACGCTCGGCAGCGGCAGGGCGACAATGCGACCTATCACTACATTGACCACCTGGCAGTCGCGATCCGGTTCCTCGGCAAAATCCTGATCGATCTGATCCCCAAAATCTATGACACCAAGCGGGTGCTGCAGATCCTCGCCAAAGACGGCTCGCGCAAGTCGGTGACGATCGATCCTGGCCAGAAGGGGCCGGTTGCCATGCAGGATCAGAACGGCCAGCCGGTTGATCCTGCCGACAAGCAGCTTGATAACCCAGACTTCGCGGCAACCGTGCAGACGATATTCAACCCGGCAGTCGGGCAATATGACGTGATGGCCGATGTCGGGCCGTCCTATGCCACGGCGCGGCAGGAGGCTTTCAACGCATTCTCGCAGTTGATGCAGCAGAACCCTGAGGCCGCGCGCATATCGCTCGATCTGTGGGCGTCGTCCGCCGACTTCCCCGGCGCTGGCGAGTTGGCCAAGCGCGCAAAGGCAATGCTTCCCCCCGAGGCGCAAGGCGGGCCGTCGCAGGAAATGCAGCAGATGCATCAACAGATGGAGCAGGGCGCGCAACAGGCTATCCAGCACATCGAGGGCTTGCAGAAGCAGCTTGACGAGATGACGCAGAAATTGAACGACAAGTCCGCCGACATTGACCGCGAACGGTATGAGGCGGAGACGAAGCGGCTCGATCTGATTGGGCGTATTGATCCGAATTTGCTAAAACCGTTCTTCCGCGCTGAAGCAACCGAGATTGCCGGCCATCCGATTATGGATTTGGTGCAGGCTCACACTCAGGCGGATCAGGCGATGATGCCGCAACCGGCGCCGCAGATGCCGATGGGGGTTCCCAATGGGTGAGGCATGGCAGGCTTTGATGGACAGGATCAGCAGAAACCCCGTTGGCACATCGACGCTTTCTGGAATGCAAAGTCAGGGCGACCAATCGTCTTTTGATCCTGTCATTGGGCAATGGCCGACTGGGTTGCCGATGACGCAAAGTCAATACAACGACACCAAGACAACAAGCCTTAACCTGTTCAATCAATTGGCAAATATAGTTGCGGTTGGCGAGCGTCCGCCTGCTACTGTGCCCGTTCGTCCCGTTGCCCGTAGCCGCATTCCCGGCTATAATCCTCCCGATATGCCGCAGCGCGCGCTGGGCAGGGATTATCCGAACGGAGTGCGAACCGATGCCAACGGACGAATTACCCACGACATCGACGGAAACCCCCTCAACCCCGGTGCGATGGTCGCGGGACGTAGCCAGATGGGCGGTGCGGGAGCGTTCCACGACAGGGGACTTGATCCGGCGTCCATTGAACGAGTTGGAAAGGACGCGGGAGGCGCGGAATTTCTGGAAGTTGCGAGCGGAGGCTTGCCATACAAAACGGCAGGAACCTTCAAAAAGGGCGTAAACCCTGAAACAAATGATCCACAATCAGAAATACGCATTCTAAACTCCCTATCGCCCGGCAATAAAGACATCGTTGCCGCGCATGAAGTCGGGCACGCGGTCGATTGGCTGGCAAAAGAGTTAAATACCAAGGGCATAAGCGCCGAACTTCAAACGGTTTACAACGACCTAAATAATGGCCAGCGTCACGGTTCTCAGGTTACGCCTAGAACTTTTGATTATAAGGGCGATGACGTGCAGCGCGAATATGCGGCGGAAGCTTTGCGCGCTTACATGCAAAACCCCAACTATTTCAAGGGCGTTGCTCCTGAAACGGCGAAGCGCATTCGCGAGGCTGTCAATAAAAACCCGATGCTCAACAAAGTTATCCAATTCAACGGCATGGGTGGCCTAATGATCGGCGCGAACAAACTCATGGGCGATCAAGATGGCCAGTAACCGCCTGATGCCATACTCGACCAGCCTGTTTAACCCGGTCATGGGCGCAAACGATGCAGGCGGCGGGCTGAAACTTTCCTACCCGTCATGGATGACCGACAACGCGGCGCGCGGCATCGGCAACACGTTTACGCCAGACTACGCGGCTCCGGTTGATACCTCATCGCAGGCTGTCGCGCCCTATGGCGGGGCTGTTGACGCGCCGGCTATGGATGCACCTGCAATGCCTGCACCGGCACCGTTTAACCCATCACAGGGCATGGACGCGGGTAACAGCGGCAATGGTGGACGGGGACCGGGCGCAGAGGCTACGGGCAGCCTCTCGGGCGACGTGATGGGCATGGCGAACGGCCTGATGAATGCGGCGGGGTTTGGCGGCGGTTATGGTGCAGATCCGGTTTCAGGCGGCAATGGTTATGGCGCTGGTTCCGGTATGGGCGCAGACGCTTCCATGCAAGGCGCGCCGAACTTCAAAGGCGGCATCCTGACCAAGAATAAGCTTGTCGGTGACGATCCCGACGGGCCAGACGACGGCTACGCGAGCGTGCAAAGCGGCGAGGGGGTTTTGACGCGCAAAGCGTTGAAGCACTACGGCGCAGGCATCGTGAACAAGCTGAACAAGTTGCAAGTGGACCGCGCGAAACTTCGCTAGGCCACGACCAAGCCACTCGGGGCATCCGAGGCGACTGCCGCCGCGCTGTGAAGCGCCGCAGAGGACCACATGAGCGAAACAATCGAAAACGCGCTGTCGGGCGTGTCTCACGACGAACCGACTGCCCAGCCCGCTAACGACGTCGATCAGGCATCGGGCGCTGATCAATCTGCCGATACAGAGGGCGACGATACCGAGCAAAAACCAAAGCAGACGCCTTGGTTTCAGCGACGTATTGACGAACTGACCCGGCAGAAGCATGAAGCGATACGAGAACGCGATGCGGCCCTTGCGCGCCAAATTCAGCCAGGGCAAGCCGCATCGAACGAAGCGCCGACAGGGTATGTTCCCGCGTCGGAAGTTACGAGATACGCGGAAAAAATCGCAGCCGACAACGCTTTTGCAACCGCCTGCAATACGATATTCGACACTGGCGTTGCATCGCATGGATCTGCTTTTGAAGATGCGGTTGGGTTAATTCAGCGCATTGCTGATCCCGATACCGTTCGCGGATTGCTCGAAACCGTGGCTGATATGTCGCCGGCTGAAGGGGTTGCGGTCTATCTGCAACTTGCCGCAAGCCCCGACGACGCAGCCCGCATTTTGTCTCTGTCGCCACGCAAACAGGCTTTAGAACTGGCCAAACTCGCGGGATCAAAGCCCGCACCAGTGGCAGTGTCTAAAGCCCCGCCGCCCATCCGTCCCATCGGGGCGAGCAAGGCGGCGGCTGATCCCGATCTTGCTGACATGTCGCCCGCGCAATTTCAATCATATTGGAACAAGCGGACGCGAGGCTAGGGCACGCGCCAGCGCGCTTTTCGATATCCCCGAGGGCTTAGGCAACCCTCTGGATGCACCGTCGTGATGACGGCGCTCCTCCCTTAGATGGAGCCTTCACGTGGCAAATAATCTTCTCAATTCCAGCGTCATCACCAACGCGGCGCTGGCGATCCTGCATCAGAAACTCAACTTCATCGGCTCGATCAACCGAGCATACGATGACTCGTTTGCCCAAAGCGGGGCCAAAATCGGCAACGCCTTGCGCATCCGGCTGCCGAACCAATACGTCGTTCGATCCGGCCAGGCGCTGGCTACTCAGGATGTGGTGGAAACTTCCACGACCCTGACCGTCTCGACCCAAAAGGGCGTTGACGTCAACTTCACCAGCGCCGAGCTGACGATGAATATCATTGACTTTGGTCAGCAGGTGCTTGAGCCGGCTATGGCGGTGCTTGCCGCGGCCATCGAGGCGGACGCGCTGAGCATGGCGACCAGCGTTTATAATCAGGTGAACGGCCAGGGCGCGGCGCAGACCTTCAAGAACGTGTTGCAGGCGCGCAAAATCCTGCGGGACAACCTTGCGCCGACCGGGCAGTTGATGTGCCGCATCAACACGCAGGACAACGTGGATATGGTGGACAGCCTCAAGGGGTTGTTTCAGGACAGCAAAAACATCTCCGCGCAGTATCGCGAGGGCGTGCTTGGTCAGACGGCGGGTTTCGAGTTTGCCGAAAACACGTTCCTCAACAGCTACACGCGCGGCGCTGCCAACACCGCCTACACTGTCAACGGCGCCGGCCAGACCGGCGCGACCATCACCGTGCAGTCCGGCTCGGGTGCGGTCGCTGTCGGTGACGTGTTTACCCTCGCCGGCTGTTTCCGCGTGCACCCGGAAACCAAGGTCAGCACCGGCATCTTGCAGCAGTTTGTTGCGACTGCCGTTATGGCATCGGCCGGCACTTCGCTTTCAATCTCGCCGTCCATTGTCACCAGTGGTGCGACGCAGAACGTGAGCGCATCGCCAACCAACGCCGGCGCTGTCACCTTCGCCGGCACCCTGTCCACCGCGTCGGGCCTCTCGCTGGCCTATCACAAGGACGCTTTCACCTTCGCAACCGCCGATTTGATCATGCCGCAGGGTGTGGACATGGCGGCGCGTAAGGTGATGGACGGCGTTTCGATGCGCCTCGTCCGTGCCTATGACATCAACAACGACAAGATGCCTTGCCGCTTCGATGTCCTTTATGGATATCAGGCTATCCGGCCTCAGTTGGCTGTCCGTCTGGCAGCGAACTAGGCCGCAACCATGAAGCCCGTTGACCTCATCCGCCTCGCCCTGCGTGACGCTGGGGTCAACGGCGTTGGGCAATCTCCGTCCGACGAAGAAAACAACGACGTTTTTCTGCACCTGAATATGATGTTGGCGCAGTGGAACAAGCGGCGTTGGCTGGTCTATCACCTCGTGGACATCTTCAAAACGTCCACGGGGGCGACCTCCTACACCATCGGCACGGGCGCAGATTTCGACGTTACCCGGCCAGACCGGATCGAGGCGGCATTTTCGCGTTACCTCGGGTCAACCGTATCAAATCAAGCCGACATCCCGGTTGCGGTCATGCAATCGCGCGAGGATTACAACCGGATCAGCCTCAAAGCTTTCGTTGCACCATCGTCGCCTAATTATGTGTTTTACGACGCGGCCTACCCGGTTGGGACGCTCTATTGGTCGCCGTCGCCGGCCTCGGGTTATTGCGAATTGCACGTATCGGTTAAAGAGACGCTCACGCAGTTTCCCGACCTCGTGACCGACATCAACCTGCCGAACGAATACCTAGAGGCGCTGCTGTGGAGCCTCGCAGTTCGGGCGCGCGTCATGTTCGGCCTGCCGCCTGATCCATCCATTGCCGGCCTAGCCAAAGCCGCGCTTGAAACCATCCGCACGGCTAATGCGCAGATCCCGCTCTTGCGGATGCCGGTTGCCGTCCTTCCGGTTCGGGCGCGCTTCAACATCTATACCGGCGGCGTCTGATGGCGCGTGTTGCGCTCACCACGGGGGCCTACACCGACCGCAGCCTGATTGCCGGCTGCCAGCGTTGCCTAAACCTGTTCCCGCGCCCGAACCCCGAAGGCCACCCGGTGCCGTTTACGTTCTACCCAACGCCGGGGCTGGTGACGCTATCCAATCCGCCGATTGGTGCGGGCCGGGGCGTGTTCCGCGCCTCCAACGATGTGCTGTATGCGGTGATCGGGCAATACCTCTACAAGATCGGCGCTGACTGGTCCTATACGGTCCTAGGGCAGTTGCTAGAGACGGCCACCACGCCGGTCAGCATGGCCGACAACGGCGTTACGTTGGACCTCGTGGACGGCTCGCCATACGGCTATGCGGTGGGCCTCTACACCGACACTTTTACGCAGATCGTCGATCCGGTGTTTTATGGCTCCGATCGCGTAGAGTTTCTCGACACGTTCTTCATTTTCAACAAGCCCGGCACCGGCATTTACTATATCAGCCTGGCGCTTTCAAACACGTTTGATCCGACCTACTGGGCCACCAAGATCGGTTTCAGTGACAAGCTTGTTGCGGCGGTGGTGGTCCATCGTGAGATTTGGCTGATCGGGGAAAGCACTACCGAGGTTTGGGTTAATTCGGGGGCCACCTCGTTTCCGTTCGAGCTGATGACGGGCGCGTTTATCGAACACGGATGCGGGGCCAAGTATTCCATCGCCAAAATGGGCGACGCGATCTACTGGCTGTCGAAAAACTTGCAGGGCCAGAATGTCATCCTGAAGGGCAACGGTTATCAGGCGGCGAGGGTGTCCACCCATGCAATCGAAACCGCCATAGCGTCCTATGCCACCGTTGCGGACGCCATCGGCTACACCTACCAGCAGGAGGGGCACAAATTCTACGTCCTGACCTTCCCGACGGCTGACAAGACCTGGGTTTACGACGAGACGACAACCCTCTGGCATGAACGCTGCTACGTTGACAGCGACGGCATCGAGCGCCGGCACCGCGTCAACGGCATGGCCTACGCATACGGCGTCAACGTCGGCATCGATTGGGAAACCGGCGCGCTCTATCGGGTTGACCTCGATACCTACACCGATGCTGGCCAGCCGATCATCCGGCGTCGTGGCTTTCCGCACATGGGCGACGGCGGAAACCGCGTGTTCTACAGCCAGTTTCTAGCCGATATGGAAGTTGGCGAGGCAACCGGCACCGGGACATCACCAAACGTCGGGCCGGGCATCCTCGGGACAAGCGCAACGGACGCGCTGGGAGACGGCACAGGCGGCGTGCTTGGCATTGGCTACGGTCCTGAGCAAGACATCCCCGCGCCTCCTCAGGTGTGGCTGCGGTGGTCCGATACACGCGGTTACAGCTGGTCTAACCCGGTCAAATCCAGCCTTGGCGGCGCGGGCGAATATCTCAAATCCATCCAGTTTCAGCGGCTCGGCATGGCGCGTGATCGCGTGTTTGAGTTGTTCTGGTCCTACCCGGTCAAGACCGCGCTTAACGGCGCATTCGTCAACGCAACACCGGGCCGGTCATGAGCGGCAGCCAGAACCAACAATTTCCCAACCGACAGACGGTTTGGGTTGATCCGAAAACGGGCATTATGAACCCGGTTTCGCACGCGCTGTTGCACTCGCTATGGGCACGCACAGGCGCGGGCACGGCGTCATCAACTCAACCGCAGATGCAAGCGGACATCAACGCCAACACTGCGGCGATTGCTGCGATCTCGACCACGTATGCGCCGCTGGCATCGCCGCATCTGACGGGCGTTCCGACGGCTCCTACGCCGGGCGCGGCGGATGCCTCGACGAAACTGGCAACCACGGCATTTGTGGCGAACGGGTTTCTTCTGACCGCAACGCAACTGACGGCGTCCCTTGGCGTGAATGTGGCGTTGAACAACGGCGCGTTATATTTTGACGGGCCTTCTGTGGCTCAGGGCACAACTGGAACGTGGTTTGCTTCGGGGGCGGTAACGCTTACTGACGCGTCAGGCGCGGCATCGTTTTATGTCAAGCTTTGGGATGGCGCATCCATCATCGCCTCAACTGTTGTGCAAACCCAGGGCGCTGGTGGCTTTGTTTCCGCGTCGTTATCCGGCGTCATAGCCGGCCCTGCTGGGAATATTCGCTTGTCGGTTCGGGATGTTTCGACGGTCAACGGTTTTATTCTGTTCAACGGCACAGGCGCGTCGAAAGACAGCACCGTGTCAGTGTTCCGCGTCGCATGACCCGCATCGAGCGCATCACGCCATGGGCAATTGCAACGCTGGCGCATCGGATGGACCCTGCCGACAAGGCGCGGTTTGACGGCGACGCTGCGGCTACAATCCGACAGGCGGCGGCGGGATGCGTGCATTCGTTCGCCGGCATTGTGGACAACCTTCCGGCCTTCCTCGGCGGTTTGATGGCAGATGGCAGGGTGTGGATGGTGTCGACGCCTGACGTTGCCAAGGCGCGGAAATTCTACCTCCGAGCCACGCGGGCCGAAACCGAGCGGATGCAAGCCATATCGCCGGTTCTGTGGACATACGTTGACGACCGTTATCCGCGCTCGCTGCGGTGGCTGGCGTGGCTTGGCTTCTCGGTTGGCGAACCTGTTGAAATTTTGGGCACGACTGCCCGCAAAGTGGAGCGCCGCGCATGAGGTTCCCCGGTCAGGGTTTCGCGCTATGGGATATGGCGGTTTTCGACCCGCTGACGGCTGCAATTTCAATTGGCGGGTCTCTGATTGGAGGCGCGCTGTCGTCGAGTGCTGCGTCGAACGCTGCTGATGTCCAAGCTGCGGCGGCAAACACGGCGGCGGAAAACAGCCGTGCGCAATACCAGCAAACCCGCGCCGACCTCGCGCCGTATATGCAATACGGCACCGCCGCCGGCAATAAACTGATGGGGCGGTTGCCTGAACTGACGGCGAACTTCAACCCGACGATGGCCGATCTTGCCGCAACACCGGGCTATCAGTTTACGCTCGACCAGGGTTTGAAGGGCGTCCAGAACGCGGCCTCTGCGCACGGCCTCGGGGCGTCTGGGGCGGCTCAGAAGGGCGCGGCGGACTATGCTGCAGGGCTGGCGTCAAAGACCTATCAGGACCAGTTTAACAATTACCAGACGCAGAACGAAAACAACTTTAACCGGTTGTTGAAAATCACCGGGCTTGGTCAGAACAGCGCAGCGGGTGCCGGCATGCAGGGCATTTACGCGACCAACAACGCCAACAACTACGCGACATCGGGCGCGAACGCGGCGGCGGCAGGCACGATTGGCAGCTCGAACGCAATCGCAAGCGGGTTAAACAATTCGAGCAACACGCTGGCGAATTACATGATGCTGCAGAAATACGGGCCGTCGTCGCCATCGCAGGGGAGTATGCCATAATGGCAATCGATCCGAACATCGCGCTAAGCGCCGGGGCTGGCGTTCCTGCGCCGGGCAATCCGATGCTGATGGCGACCCAGGCGCAGGCGTTGGCGACGGGCGCGGCAAACAATCGGCTGGTCAATATTAACGCGGATCAGGCGCAACAGACCCTGGCTAACGACAGCAAGAACTGGATTGCAAAGCAAGTTCTGTCGATTTTGCCGGTTGCTGCGCAAGGGCCTGATGGCGCAAAAAAAGCGTGGCCCATGATCGAAAGCGCGCTCAACGATGGCATCGCATCGGGGCGGATTTCCCAGCAGCTTGCGAATGCCTCCCGCGATTGGCTGCATTCGACAGAAGATCAAGGATCGCTGGTCAGCGGCCTTCACCGCCTGGCGCTAAATTCGCTCGATATTCCAACGCAAGTGCAGCATATGTTCGGCGGGCAGGATTTGGTTGATTTCGGCGGGGCGAAAGCGCCGGTCACAACCACAACGCCATTTGGGCGCGCTATGACGGGCAATCCCCAGGTTGTGACTAGCGTTGGTCCTGAAATAAATAATACGCTGTCGCCGGCAAGCCAGACAGATTTGGTTGACGTGAGGCAGCCGGATGGAAGCGTCAAACAATTTACGCGCTTGCAAATGGCGGCCATGGGCGGCGGTGCAGGCAGCCTTGGAACGGGCCGCATCCCGCCGGGCCTTCTTAACGGCTCTAGGCCGCAACCGGACACTCAGGGCGGGATTAAGCCAGTAGGACAATCTGCATCAACAGCAACAGCCGCATCGCAATCCGCAACCGGCACGGCCAGCGCATCGGCATTCCAACGCATTGCAGACGAGGGCGTTGCGGCGCGATCGCAGGATGCCATCCTTGGCAACATGCTGGCCGACACAACGCAATTTGTCACCGGGCCGGGGCAGGATCGCGTCAAGGGGTTCCAAGCCGCGCTCACAAGCTGGGCACCGGGTATCGCCAAGTCTTTCGGGATCGATCCTAAATCCGTGGCGTCGAACGAGTCTTTCGACAAACTCGCGGCGCAGATCGCGGGCGCGCAGGGGGCAGGCAGCGATGCCCGCCTTGCCGTCGCGCAACATGGCAACCCATCATCGAGCCTGACACCGCAGGGCGTTGACATGATGCTGCGTAAACTTCGCGGCAATGCGGCCTACATCCAGGCGCGGCAACAGGCGGCGGCGGCGTATCCGGACAAGACGGACAGCCAGGGCTTTGAAGCCAACATTGCTAAAAACCTTGACCCGCGCGCTTTCCAACTTGACCACATGACGACAAGCCAGCGCGGCGAATACCTTAACGCGATGTCGCCAGCCGATCAGGAGGCAATAAAGAAATCATACCTTTGGGCAAAAGAAAAAAAATTGATCGGAGGCGGTAATGCCGGTCGCTGATTTCGCGCAAACGTTCCAAGACGCAGGCCGCGAGTGGAACGTTGACCCAACAATGCTGATGGCTATCGCGCAGCAAGAAAGCGGCGGCAATCCGAAAGCGATCAGCAAAGCCGGGGCGCGAGGCGTGATGCAGATCATGCCGGCGACGGGCAAAGAACTCGGGTTAGAGGACCCGCACGACCCGACGCAATCGATCTTTGCCGGGGCCAAGTATTTCAGCCAAATGCTAGACCGCTACAACCGGCCAGATTTGGCGCTCATGGCCTACAACGCAGGGCCGGGCACGGTTGATGCGGCGATCAGCGGCAAGGGCGGCCTGCCGTCAGAAACCACGGCCTACGTGCCTGCCGTGACTGCCCATTACCAGAAGTTTGCCAAGGCCGGGGGAAAGCCAACGCCGGCTGACGCGATGCCGAGTAACGCGGACTTCTTGAAAAGCATCGCAACGCCGGATCAAGGCCAGGCCGATGCAGTGCCGAGCAATGCTGATTTCCTGAAAAGCATTGCGCCTCCTGCCGTTCCCGGGCCACCGACGATGCAGGGCGCGCCGGGAATGCCGGATTTCGTCAGGCCGGCTGATGCGCCTCCGCCTGTGATGACCTATGACGACCAGGGCAACCCAACGCCAGAAGCGGCTATGGCGATGTCGCAAACAGGCAGTGCGCGCGCGCCTGGTGCCATTATGGAAGCAGCGCGGCGCGGTGCGGGTGAGGGCCATCTTGTCCCGCCTGCCGGTTCCGACGCGCTTGATGCTGCAATGCGGAAATTCGGCGTATTCCCCGCGCAGCCAGGCGGAGGAAACCTACTGCAACGAGGCAATGAGGCGGTGCTGGGCGGCATTGGGCGGGGTATCAACGCAGCGCCGGCAGTGCTCAATAGCCTCATGCAAGGCGGCTTGGAGACAGTTAATCAGGTCGCCGGGCCAAAAGCTGCGCAGGTTGCAAACGCTTTGATGATCGATGCCCCAGCGCATGGTGGGGGGATGTCGCCATATAGCGGACCGATGAGACTTGGAGAAACTCAGCGCGGTGCTGCTATAATCAATAAATTGACGCCAGGGGTAGATCGTGGCCCCGCGCAGGTCTTGCCAGAGCCGACAACTCTACAGCGCATTATCGCCGCTGAAAAAGAAGATGCTCAAGCTAATTCAGTGGCAAGGCCTGTTCAGCCGGAGCCTCCGAACGCTGCCAATAGCAATGCGCCCAACACGCCAAAGGCCGGCATTAACGACAATGCTTTGTTGCCAGACCTGGTGGCTAATAGCAACGAAACCGCGCCATCTACTTTTGCGAACAGCAATGTAAAGCCTGGAGATTTGCCGACCGAACCCAATAACCCACCTGCACGCAAAGGGTCGCTTAGCGCGGCGGCAACCCCATCGCCAATCGCTGCGCTCAGGGATAGCACTGTCCGCGCTGCGCGAGGCGATGTCGAATTGCGCGCGGCCATGGAACCGGCGCAAATTGGGATGGATACTAGCGAATATCTGCCTGGGATTAAAAACACAAAGGCAGAATACTCGGGCGATCCATCTGTTTCGCAAGTTGAACGCCTAGCCCGCGAACGTGACCCAAACGGCTTCAAGCCGCAGATTATTGCTAATAACGATATTGTTATGAATGCGGTTGAGCATAACGCCGGGACAAAAACTCAGGTTGACACGATCAATCAGAATGCGGGCGCGGATTATACGGATGGGCTAGCCAAGGTTTTTGCAAAGAAAAAACCGTTAGATGGCGATCCTATTATTCAAAGAGTAAACGACATTCTGGATAGTCCTCTTTCGTCTCATTCTGTGGTCAGGGGTGCGATGGAAGATGTATTGAAGGAAATAGAACGCAACCCAAAAAATATGACAGACCCTGAATTTATGAAGGGCGTCAGGGACCATATCAATGATCTAATTGACGGAAAATCTGGTGTTGATAAACTCCCATACAAGCGAGCGGCAGCCCAGCTAAAAGACGTAAGAGACGTTGTGGACCGGCAAATTGAAGCCGCTGCGCCTGGGTTTAAGGCTGTTCTGGAAAAATACGCACTTGACAAACAACCAGCTAACTCAATGGAAGTTTTGCAAGAATGGTATCCTAAACTATTTGTTAAAGACCAGTTCACGGGCGGCAATAAGATAGACCTAAGAGCCTATACCCGCATGATGAAGGACTTGGCCGAGGAACGGTCAAAACCTGGGATTGATAACTCCAAGGCCATTACTGATGATACGATGCGCCAACTCATGCTCATTCATGCTGAATTGAAGCGGTTTGACAATATCAATCTAGGAAAAGCCTACGGCTCTCAAACCAATCTTGCTTCTGCGTTAGAAAGCGCAAAGGGAATTGCGAAGTCTGTTGGGAAAGCTGCTCTTTATGGCGGGGTGATAGGCGCAGCCGGAACGGCTGGCAATCTCCTTCTCAATGCTGGGCAAGATTTCTATACAAACTACCAGGCGGAAAAAAACCTTAGAAGCCTTACTTCTGATCACCTTGCTCCACCGCCTAACAAATTCATGCCGCCGCGTCGCTAGATGCGCGAAGTCCATTCATAAACCAAACGACAGACCCCCCACGCCAGACCGATCAACGCTCCTATAATCGCGCATATGACTGTGCCGATTGCCAAAGTTACCAAAAAATCAACCATCCTGAACATTCCTTTCCCTAAAAGGGCGACAAGCATGGCCTATCCACTGCCGAACGGCAAGACGCAGTTCTTGTCGGCCACGGGCGCGCCCTATGCGGGGGGCAGCGTATATCACTACATCTCCGCAACCGGCACGCTGAAGGACACGTATCAGGACAGCGCGGCCACCATCCTGAACACCAACCCGGTGATCCTTGACGCGTCGGGCGAGGCTGTGATCCTGGGCGTAGGCTCCTATCGGCAGGTGCTTTTCGACAGTATCGGCAATCAAATATGGGATCAGGTGACGCTGGTGCCGGGCCTATCTGACCTGGGCGCGATGCCGGTCGCAGGCGGCACATTTACCGGCGCGGTCACTGTGCCATCGGAAAGCAACACCGGGGCGCAGTTGCTGGCTATCACGCCAACCGCAAACACTCAGGCATCACAGGCGAGCCTCAATGTGCAGGGCGCGACGAACCAATCCGGCAAAAAAGAAATCCTCGCGGCGTTCGGGTTTACCGTTTCGACCGGCTCGGCATCGGGCAGCGGCAACCAGAACAAGGTCGGCGTGTTCTCTGGCGTCAATGCCATTGCAGGCGGCGGCGATGTTTGGGCAATCCAGGCGGCGACCACCACGGCGGCGACATACGGGGCGAATAACGCGATCAGCGTTGAGATCGATTTAAACAACAACACCGCAGAGCGTGGCGCGACGTTGGGCGCGGGCGGTCTAGCCTCTCCGGTTGCATACGGGCTGGCAATCACCGGGGCCGGCGCATACCGCAGCACGGCGGCCATGGTGGTTACAGGGCCGGGAACTGCAATCTGGAACCGAGGGATTGTGTTCGCGGCAACCAGCGTTTCGCAAGCGACCATTCAAGACCTCAGCAGCAGCACGATCAGCGTTGAAATCCAAGGCGGGCATACCTACGGCATCGATATGCGCGCGGCAATGTTTACGTCAGCCGCAATCCGGTTGCCGAACAACAATAGCATCGTCGGGCGGAAAGCTGACGACAGTTCCGACATCCGCGCATTGCGCGTGGATACCGCCAACTATGTCCGGTTGGGCGAATCAGAGGCGGCCGGCATCATCATGACCAGCCTGCAAGCTTCGACTTCCTACGCCAACGACGCGGCCGCCGCAGCCGGGGGCGTGCCTGTCAGTGGCCTCTACCGCAACGGCTCAGTCGTTCAGATCAGGATCGTATAATGACAACCATCACCCCGATCACCAGTTTGCCGGCTGCGTCGTCTGTGGCTGCGACCGACATCCTGCCGCTTGTCCAGACAGCCACCACGCGCCGGGCTACGGTCGCGCAACTCCATACCAACGCGGTCATGGGCGGCACGTTCAACGCTGGCGGCACTGTGTTTCAAGTCGCGGCGACCAACACGGCGACCTCTCGCAATGGCTTTGTGCAGTTGGTTGACGGGACGTGGGCACCGTCAAGCACGACGGGGCAGTATTATAACCGCTATTTCAGTATCGAGTTGACTTCTGGCCTGTCGCCGCGTGGCACCGTCTCGCAGCTTTGGAACACGCAGAACGTCATCATGTCGCGGGCGGTTTCGACATCGGCAAGCATGGCGAACTCGCATACGATCATGGACCTCGCGTATGCCACCATTCCGGCAGGGGTTGGTGTTGGTGATGGTGGCGTGCTGGATGGCGGCGGCCTGCCGGTTAATCCATATTATCAAGAAATCGGCGGTTACGCCTATAACGCGATCATCCTGACAGCCGGCCACTACAATGAGGGCATCGCCAGCTATTTCTACGATTATACCGGAGTTGGCGCGGGCGTTGAGGCGAAGTCGTCGAATTTCTTTTCGGTCATTGCCAAAAAAGCAGCCGGCAACACGTATTCGACATATGGATTTCAGGCGGTATCGTCCGGCGTTCAGCAAACGACATATGCGCCTTCCGCTGCATTCCGCGCCGATGGCGGCTGGCAATATGGGCTTGACCTCTCAGGCGCCTATAATGTCGCGCCAATCCGCATTCCTTACAACACAACAATCAAAACCCTCTATTCGGATGGATCGCGCGACGTTGCATTGCTGGCCTATGCCGGAGGGACGATCTACCTCGGCGGCGGCACATCCGACACGGCGCAGGTCTATCTCAACACCACGGCAGGCACTCGGTTTACCAACGTCACTACGGCGCAGAAGAACGCAATCACGCCAGGCGCTGGAACCATGCTTTTCGACACCACGCTGGGCAAAATGTGCATCTACACGGGCGCAGCTTGGCAAACCATCACATCCGTTTAAGGGGCTGATCCATGGCAAATCTCGTCAACACCGGCATCCAATACTTCTACCCCG